TGAAATTCCTCCTGGGTCAGATGCAGAGAATGTTCGTGATGATATTCCTGCTGCTTTATCCGAAGGCGAATTAGTTATTCCTGCTGATGTAGTCAGGTATCATGGTCTAAAAGCGTATGAAGACATGCGTATGGAAGCAAAGATGGGTCTTATGTCTATGATGGCAGAGGGTCAAATCGTATCATTAGATGACGAAGAGTCAGAAGAAGACTCTGAAGAAGAAACGCATACTATGCCAGATGGAACTGAAATGCCTGGAGCTACACACGAAGAGTATGAAGAGGAAGAAACACCTGAAGGCAATGAAGTCGAGAAGGCAGAGGTGGTTGTTGAAGAAGAAGAAATGGAATTAAAAGACGACTCTGACGATATTGAAGAATACCCTAGTAAGTCTGATGAAGAATTAGACATGATGGAGATAGGGGATAAAAGCATTCTCAAATTATTTATTAAAGGTTTAATGAAGTAATGGCTCGTGAAGGACATGAGTTCGTTGATAGTCAAAATGTGGCTAGAGAAAAATTAAGAAAAGAATATACCTCAAAGAAATGGCATGGTGGTAAAGGATCAGCCAGACGAAATGAAAATTCCGAAGACTACAAAGATGGTTGGGATAGAATTTGGGGTAACAAAAACAAAAATTCACAATAAGAATTTTGCAGACCGGCTACCTGCTTAACCCTCGTATTTATACGAGCTACTTAACAGCCCCATAAGGAGTAAAATTATTATGGCAAAATACCAAGGTGCATATCGAGATGACCTCGATAAAGATGATGTTCCAGAAGCACAGGAACAAACACAAGAAGCAGCAAATATAAATGCTGCTCCTCTTACTGTAGAAGAAGAAACTTTTAAGAAGAGATATGGCGACTTGCGAAGACACACACAAGATCTTCAAAAGAAACAAGCTGATGAAGTTGCAAGATTAAACTCTCAATTAGCAGACGCTACTAAATCTCAAATTAAGTTTCCTAAAACAGACGCTGAAGTTGACGCATGGTCAAAACGCTATCCAGATGTTGCAGCAGTAGTTGATACTATTGCTAAAAAAAGATCGATGGAAGTTCTTGAAATTGGCGAACAAAAAATGGAGAGATTGAGAAATCTTGAAGAAACTATTGTTCGAGAAAGAGCTGAAAATGATCTTAAACAAGCACATCCAGATTTTGATGACATTCGTCAAGATAAGAAGTTTCACGAGTGGGTGGCATTACAGCCTAACTCCATTCAAGACTCTCTCTATAAAAACACTACTGATGCAAGATCAGCAGCAAGGGCAATAGATCTTTATAAAGCCGATCAAGGACAAGTAAAGACTAAAAAGCCTGGAAGAAAAGCTGCGGCAGAAACAGTAAGTCGTTCTAGCAAAACATCTCCTCAAGATGTTAGAAATGCTAGTTTTTCAGAAAGCATGGTTTCACAAATGTCTCCTCAAGAGTATGACGCTAATGAAGCAGCTATTATGGAATCGATGAAAAAAGGAGAGTTCGACTACGATTTATCAGGTGGAGCTAGGTAATATTTATCTAGTGACACTTGCTAATTCACTTATATTCTGTTATATATAAGTGGAGAGAATTAGATCTTCGGATTTAATTTCCCCCAAAGTACTAACGAGCCGACTCGTTCCTACCTCAGAGTACTTTTATTTCAAGAAAAGAACAAAAAAGACAACCTTAATCTTAGACCCATTCTCTGAATGATACTCTAGGCAAGTTAAGCCCTTCTATGTGGATTTTTTTGGTTATGTAAAATGTAAAACAATCTGTTTTATGTTTTCGCTATATTTCAAAGGAGAAATAATATGGCATTCGCAAAAGCTAGTGGATACGCTAACTTACCAAATGGTAATTTTAGTCCAGTAATCTACTCACAAAAAGTCCAAAAAACATTTAGGAAACTAAGCGTTGTTGAGGACATTAGTAACACCGACTATTTCGGTGAGATTTCAGATTTCGGAGATAGTGTAAAAATTATCAAAGAACCAGAAATCACAGTAACAAGCTATGAAAGAGGAACAGCAGTAGCTGCCCAAAACTTAGCTGATGCTGATTTTAGTATGGTTATTAACCAGGCTAATTATTTCATGTTCAAAGTTGATGATATTGAAGCAAAACACAGTCATGTGAACTTCATGGATCTAGCTACTGATCGTGCAGCCTTTAAATTAAAAGATACTTTTGACGCAGAAGTTCTTGGTCATTTAGCTGGTTTCACAGGTAGTGCAGGTTCATACGCTGAAAGAGCATCTCTTGAAACAGGAAGTACTAAATCTAACTCAGGTGCAGGTAATGATGAATTACTAGCTGCTAACAAATTAGACATTACCGATTTCGGTGGTTCTGATATTGGTGGCGATACAAGTCTTACATCAATCCCTGTGAATGCAGCAGGTAATGTAGCAACACCTCTTGATGTTCTTAACAGAATGGCAAGGTTGCTTGATGCTGCTGATGTTCCTTCTGATGGTAGATGGTTTGTAGCTGACCCAGTTTTCTGGGAAATTCTAATGGATGAAAACAGCAAATTTATCAGCAACGATTTCGCTGGTGGTCAAGATGCTGGAGACATTCTAAGGAATGGTAAAGTTACTCAAGGTATGATCCGAGGGTTTAGGGTATATAAATCTAACAACCTTCCATACTTAGGTACAGGCCCAGGAACTGTAGCAACTGTTGGTTCAGAAACTAACTTTGGAGTTATTGTCGCAGGACACGACTCTTCAGTAGCGACTGCACAGCAACTGTCTAAAACTGAAAGCTATAGGGATACAGCTTCTTTTGCAGATATTGTGAGAGGGCTTCAGCTCTATGGTCGTAAGATTCTTAGACCAGAAGGTATAGTTACTGCTCAGTACAATAAGTACAGCAATTAAGTAGTACCACTTTGGGGTGGCCTCAGTTTTGGGGCCACACCCATTTTTTTATAAAATTTCGGAATCACTTGTGGCAACCACTTATTTAGATCTAACAAATAAAGTACTAAGACGCTTAAACGAGGTGGAAATAACTTCCTCGGATTTTAGTGCTGTTTCAGGTGTTCAAGCATTAGCAAAAGATGCTGTCAAAGATGCTATTGGTAAAATCAACCAAGCAGAATTTGAATGGCCCTTCAATTCAGCAGAACACACTCAGGTTCTAGCTGTAGGACAAGAAGAATATACATGGCCCACTTTTTTTAAAGTAGCTGAGTGGAATAGTTTTCAAATTGTAAAAGACGCAAGTATAAGCGTTGAAGCAAAAGGTCTCTCATTTATAGAAAGAGACCATTGGTACAGATCATATCGTGATAATGACGATAACGCAGGGACAAGTGGAACAAACTGTCCAATGTATGTATTTCCTTCATCCGGAAATGGGTATGGAGTTTCTCCTTCCCCTGACAAAGCATACACACTTAAATTTAGGTATTACCTAACCCATACAAATCTTGACTTGTTTTCGGACACTTCTCGAATACCAGTTAACCATGATGCTGTAATTATTGATGGTGCACTTTTTTATATGTACCTTTTTAAAGACAATATGGAAGCTGCTCAGATTTCTGGAGGTTCTTTTCAACAAGGAATTAAAGAAATGCAAAGCATACACATCAACAAATATGAGAGTGTACGAGATAGACGAGTTAAATTCTAATGGCAGATCGTATCCAATCCTACAAAGTAATATGTAGTGGGGGATTAAACAGCAATGAAAATCATTTAGATCTTGCTGAGAATTATCCAGGAACTGCAACAAGGCTAGTTAATTATGAAGTATCTGATTATGGAGGATACCGAAGAATTGAAGGCTACGATGAATATGACACAACCTATGGAGAAGTAGGTGTCGGAGCAGCCACAGGAAAAGTTTTAGGGGTATTTTTATTTAAAGATACAACTACGCAACAGGACATGATTCTTGCTGCAAGAAAAGATGCAGGTGCAAGTACTTTTAAATTTTATAAGTATGTTTTTGGTACAGGTTGGGTTGCTCAAACTACAGGTATTACCCACCACAGTACTAAAAGTACCTTAACAGTCAAAAAAATAAGACATACTAAGTTTAATTTTGGAAGTGGTAATCATATAGTTTTTGTAGATGGTGTTAACTTTCCGGTAGTCTTTAATGGGACAAATTGGAAAGAGATTAAAGCATCAAACTCTGGAGGTAGTAGTTCTCCAGGTGGAGTAATGAACTTAGATGCTCCTTCAGTAGTAGAGGTTTTTGAAAACCATTTATTTTTTGGTTCTCAACAAACAAAGTTATCAACTGTAGCTTTCTCTGCTCCTAATGATCCTTACACATGGACAGCAGCAGCAGGTTCAGGACAAACACAAGTAGGTTTTGATTTAGTTAATTTTAAACCTTTTAGAGATGATTTATTTTTATTCGGCTCTAATGAAATAAAAAAATTAACTGCTGATGTAAGTTCTGGTTTTAATCTAGGACAGGTAACAGCCAATGTAGGTTGTATCGCAAAAGATTCAGTATTGGAGATAGGTGGAGACTTAGTGTTCTTAGCCCCAGATGGTTTAAGACCAGTAGCAGGAACATCAAGAATTGGAGATGTTGAATTAGAAACAATATCTAAACCAATTCAATTAATACTAAGTACTTTAGCCAAAGATTTTGATTTAGATACTTTAAATGGCTTAGTCATAAGATCTAAGTCCCAACTAAGATACTTTGTCGGAGATGCTGATACAGCAGTCATAGATAGTTTTG